TCAGCAACTGGGTGAGGTAGCGCGCTGCTGGGACTCAGAAAGAGTTCTCCCCATGGCTACCGAAAAACAAGCCGCGCTCATTGTCCGCCTCGCAGTGAAGCTGGGCAAGTGCCCGCCCGCACGAGCGACTGAGGCCCGTCTCCAGGCGCTGGCGTTCTCGCCCGCCGAGACACGAGCAAAGATCGACGAGTTGAATGCGCTGCTGGGTTTCGATCGAGCATCGTCGCCCTCCACCGACCGACAGCGTAGCTTCATTTTGGATCTGGAGATGAAGGCGTACGGCGCCTGGCGCACGAAGCACCACGAGAAGCTGACGTACGCCGAGGCGGACGAGCGAATCAAGTTGCTCAACAAGCTCATCGCCGGACAGACGGCCGCTCCTGTCATCGACCTGTTCTCGCGCAGGGCGGTCTGAAATGACGATCAATCGCTCCGTGTCGACATCTTCAGTGACGACTGGAGACATCATGTTCACGCACTCGATCTCACTGCTGAAGACCGCCATCGCTCTCGCTACGACCGACGAGGAGCGCGACGAATACTCCCGCGTTCTCGGGCTGCTGATCGGCGTCACGGAGGCAGGACGATGAGTGCCTCCGCCCGTTTCACGAAACGAGTGCTCGACCCCGGCTCCTGGTCGGTCCGCACCCTGGTCACGCTCTACCTAAGCCTCGGCATCCTCAGCGTCGCCGGGTGTGCCCCCCAGCCCGCGGCACCGGGGCCGATCCCGACGGTCGACACCCGAGCTGAGGCCGCCGACTGCATCGTCCGCACGACGGGCGAGTACGTCTCCGAGTACGGCGACATGTCCGCTGCTGTCTGGGTCAGCATCTACGACCACTGCACCGAGGAGGCGGGTCTGTGAGCACGCGCCGCAAGCCCGCCCCATTGGGCCTGGTCTTCGCCAGCCTCACCGTCATTGGCGATGGAGAACCGTACGTCAACCAGCGCGATGACCGCCTGACCACGGCCTCGCGCTGGCGTGTGCGGTGCGTGTGCGGCGCCGAGAAGGACGTCCTGCCGACTCACCTTCGCGCAGGGCGCACGACCTCCTGTGGATGCCAGAACCGGCCGCGGGGACGTGAAGTGCAGTTCTACGGGTGCAATTGGCCCTCCGGGTGCGTTGGTGAGCACAACGCCCGCGGCCTCTGTCGCCGTCACTACGACCTGGTCATCCAGCGCATCCACCGCGGCGCCCAGTTCGCGACCCTGCTCGACGAACCGAGGGGTACCTCATGACCACGAAGCACCAGGACCCCCAGTGGGTGAAGACGGTCCGCATCCTCCGTGCCCAGGTCCGTGCTGCGTGGGCACGAGGTGAGGAGGTCTTCTGCCGTCGATGCGGTGGCGAGATCCGTCCGAACACCCTGTTCGACGCCGGACACATCGACGCCCACGGGGAGCCGACGATCGAGAACGCCGCACCCGAGCACCGTCGCTGCAACCGCAGCGCGGGCGGCAAGGTCGGCGCCGCCATCACCAACGTCAAGCGCACCGGCAAGACCAGCTTCATCCCGCTGCCCTGGGCCTAGCCATCAAGGAGAACACCATGACCACCCAGACCAACCCGATCGATGCACTGATCCGCACCGCACTCGCTGACCTACAGCCCCGCATCGAGATCAGCAAGACCAACATCGATCAGCTCACGCACCAGCTCGACGCAGAGAACCGCACGCACGCCGAACTGCTCGCACAGGATGCGGCGTACCGCGCCGCCCTCCCGGCGGAAGAACCCGACACCGACGACTGACCCCGAGTTTTTTGGGCGAGGTCGCTCGAACCCCCGCCTCCGGCTCCATCTCGCTTCCCTTCCCCTGAACTGAGGACCCCATGACCGTGCACCCGACTCTGGCTGATCTCCAGAATGAGGCCACGTGGCTGGAGCGCCGCTCGCTGATCCCTGAGCCGCTGGTACCGGAGCGGATGGTCACGACCGAGCAGAGCCGCCGGGAGTTCCTGGAAGGTGCCCGACTCCTCCGCCTCGATCAGATCCGCAACTTCCAGGGCGAGATGATCGGTCCGTCCCCGGCGCAGCTCGCCGTGGCCGACACACTGGCCGCTGGCGCCCCGTTGACGGCCATCCTGGAGCCTCGCCGCACCGGCAAGACCTCCGGAATCCAGGCGGTCCTGGTGGGCCGCTGTGCCCTCCGTGAGGACCACCTGGTCGGCTGGACGCTGGCGACGACCGGCGCGAAGGCGGGCGAACGCTTCAAGAAGGACATCGCCGCCCCTCTGGTCCGGCTGTACCCGGAGAAGCGGGAGCGTGAGGCGTTCGTGAAGGTGGAGCTGTCGAAGGGTAGCGAGGGCCTGGTCTTCCGCAACGGTTCCTATTTCAACGTCTATGCCCCCGGTGGCGACGGCTTCCGATCCAACGCCTTCGACGACGCCTGGGTGGACGAGGCGGGCGAGGCAGAGCCAGCGCTGGGTGAAGATCTGGTCGCTGCCATCCGTCCAACCCTGCACACCCGGCACGGCGCGCAGTTCATCGTGTCCGGCACAGCGGCGAAGTACCGCGCCGGGAACCTGCTCTGGGACCACCTCATCGACCCCCGCGCTGTCGTGCTCCGTCACGGCGTCCCCGACGACCTGGACCCCCGCGCGCTCGAAGCGTGGGAGGCCGACGAGGAGCACCCCCTGGCGCGGGTCCGCGAGTTGGTGATCGCCGCTCACCCCGGGATCGGATTCACCACGCCGCTCTCCGTGATCGAGGAAGACTGGAACACCCCGGCGATGAGGAAGAACTTCCCCGCCGAGATCCTGGGCCTGTTCGCGCTGGAGGGGAGCAACACCGCCCTCATCTCCGCGCCGAAGTGGAACGAAGCGGCTAAGCCGATGAGCAACGCCGGTAAGACGGCGCCGCGGAAGTTCGCCCTGGCCGCCTTCATCGATCGCGACAGCCTGTACGCCTCTGTCGCTGCCGCGTGGACCGGCGCCGATAAGAAGATCCACGTCGGTCTCCTGCATCACCAGACGGGCGTGCAGGGCTTCGCCACCGTGCTGGCCAAGCTGGCGAAGAAGCACAAGAAGGCCATCACTCACGACAGCTTCTCCAACGCCATGGCCGTCCAGCTCCGCAGCATCCGAGAGGCGCGGCCCGCACCGCTGGAGCGCCCCCTGGGATCTCGCGACGTCGCCCGTGCTGCCGTCAACTTCGTCAACGTCCTCAACGACGGCAACCTCCGACACCACGATCAGGCCGAGCTGAACGCCGCCGTGGACATCGCCGTCAAGCGCGCCTTCAGCAGTGGCACCGGCTGGGCGTTCGGGCGTCCGAAGAACCGCGACGATGCCGACATCACCGGCCTCGAAGCCGCCGCTCTCGCCGTGTATGCACTGGATCAGGAGCGCGACGGCTCCGCCAGCATCAAGGACGCCATCGTCTTTGGTTAGTGCATAACGCGCATTAATTCGAATTGTCCACAATTGCATCCACAGCGTGGCGCAATTGCACGCACTACACGTAAACTAGATCACGGCTGGACACTAGTGCCTGCCCAATAGTCATCGCGAGATTATTGGGAGCAGGCAGTGGGATTCTGGGGATGGCTTACCGGTGCACCGTCGCCGTCGCTTTCCGTCGGCGCTCCCGCTCTTGCAGCTCCAGGCTCAGGCGATTCTCTCGCAGCCGCGATTGTCGGCGACATCTTCGGCGCACTGCCGAAAGAAGTAATCACCCGTGAAGTCGCGCAGCGCGTACCCGAGCTGAAGCGCGCACTTTCCGCGCACCAGGCATTGGTGGCTCCCCTTCGTTTCGAGAAATTCATCGAAGGCGAGAAGGCCCCCGCCCAGCCTTACTGGGTCAGCTCGTGCGATTACCCGGGAATGTCCCGCTTCATCGCTTACAAGCAGCTCACCGCCGAACTCTTCTGGGAAGGCATCGGCGTTCTCGCCTGCCGCCTGGATACCGAGGGCACGGTCTACGACTGGATCTGTGTTCCCCGCCACCTCTGGAGCCTGGACAACGGCACGGGCGTAGTCACCCTGCACGAGTCCATCCCCGCGGAGTTCCGCATGCGCATCGTGCTGGTCCCGCTGGGGGCGAACGGTGTGATGGCCGACGGCGTCGACAGCATCCGCCAGGCGCGGAAGCTGGAACTGGCCCGCCAGAACCGCCTGGACGCCCCTCCCGCTTCGACCGAGCTGCATGTCACGGACGCCCAGTTCAACGAGATGACCCGCGAAGAGCAGGCCGAGCTGGTCGCCACCTACGTGGAGAACCGCAACAAGTACTCCGTCTCCGTCACGAAGTCCTTCATCGAGGTGAAGGAGCGCGGCACCCAGGGCCAGCTCGACCTCTTCGAAGACGCCACCGCCAGCCTCTCCCGCGCCCTCGCGATGCACGCCTCCGTGCCCTCCAGCTTCGTGGAGTCGGCGGCCAAGGGCGGCGGCGGTGCCATGTCGTACAGCAATGAGAACGACCGACACAGCGAGCTGTGGACCTACGGGTCCGCCGCGTTCGCGTACGCCATCATCGCGGCCCTCTCCGGTGACGACGTCGTCGGTCCCGGCGCCGAGGTGCGCGCCGATCTCAGCCACTTCTCCGTGCCCGCCCCCACGTCCATCGACCCGGAGGCGGGCGACGCCTCCACGGAGGTTCAGCCATGACCGACACCATCGAGGCGGGACTCTTCTCCCGCATCGCAGACACCCGTGAGATCGAAGGGCTTCTGCTCCCGTTCGGTGAGCTGAGCCGCCCAAACCTCTCGAAGACCGAGCCGGTCATGTTCTCGGCTTCCGCTGTCGCGCTTCCCCGTGACCCTTCGATCGTCACGCTGAACGACGAGCACGACCGCTTCAACCCGCTGGGTCGAGGCGTCGCGTTCACGATGACGGACGCCGGAGTCGTGGGCCGCTTCCGCGTCGCCGAAACCGACGAGGGGGATGCGTTCCTGGCCTCCTACAGCGGCGGCACGGGCAAGCGAAAGCTGTCCGCCGAGCTGGGATCTCTCGTCCGCAACGGGGCCAACGCCGTCCGTTCCCGTCTGACCGGCGCCGCCGTCTGCACCGAGGGTGCGTTCGAGTCGGCCGCGTTGTTCTCACTCGCTCCCGGCGTGGATGCCGAGTTCACCACCGACGTGCCCTCCAGCGACGAGTACACCGCACCCGACCGCGACAACAGCTCCCGCACGGTCTCCGAGTTCACCGACTCGGAGGGCGTCCGCTGGCGCCGCATCGAGGAATACAGCTCGAAGAGCACCGTCGAGAAGATCACCGACTCCGCGCCCGTGGACGAGGAAACCCCCACCGACTCCCAGGAGGAAGTCATGACCGCATCCGCAACGGGCGTGCAGACGCCCGCCCCTCTCGCCACCCCCGGCATCGCCGCGCCCGCCGTCGAGGACGTGGACCTCCACGCCGTCTTCAGCGCCATGGCCAACCTGAAGAACGGTTCGCAGGTCGAGGACGCCGAGTCCGCCTTGTTCGCCCTGGCCGACATCAAGACCACCGGCACGGGCGCGCTCCCCGGCGCGGGCGTCATCCAGCCCGCGTGGGTTGGCAAGCTCTGGCAGGGAAAGCGTTACCAGCGCAAGTACATGGATCTCGTGACCCGCACCGTGGGTCCCATCGACCTGGGCGGCCGCTCCGGCTTCCGCATCTCGCAGGACACCGCTCTCGTCGCCAAGCGCACGGGTGAGAAGGTCGAGCTGCCCACTGGCTCCGCCTCGACCGCCAAGCGCGACTCGACCCGCGACAGCTACGGCTACGCCGCCGACGTGGCCCAGGAGTGGAACTACCTTTCCGGTGGCGCCGCGGTCATGCAGGCATTCTGGGAGGGCGTGGCCGACAGCTACGCCAAGCTGACCGACGAGGACGCCCTGCGCACCCTCTTCAAGGTCGCCTCGCAGGGCGACAGCACGACGGCCCTTTCCCGTCGTGTCGCTCCCGGCTCGCTGCCCGCGGGCACCCCCGCGAACTCGGCTTACTACCCCGGCATCGTCCAGCTCATCCAGGCCATTGAGGCCATCGGTGACGCGGACGACGACGCCTCCTGGGCCGTCGTCAACCCGGTCCTGTGGAGCCAGCTCCTCTTCACCCCGAAGGAGCTGCTGCCCGAGTTCGTCTCGCTGGCAGTCACCGCAGGCACCGGCACCGGTTCGGTGGACGGCAAGGTCATCGTCAAGAAGGCCCCCCAGTCCTTCTTCCCCGGCACCAAGGCCACCGACCCGCAGGTCATCGCAGGCTCCAAGACCGCCGTGGAGTTCAAGGAGCTGGGCGAGACCCCGCTCACCATCGACGCCGTGAACGTGGCGAAGTTCGGCGTGGACAAGTCCGTCGTTGGATTTTTGGAGTCGCTCGTCGTCCGCCCGGAGTCCACGGTCTTCATCGGCACCACGGCGTAATCCGAAGGGGCGAACGAGATGAACACCGCCGAGTGGTTCACCACGGCCACGCCAGAGCAGGCCCAGCGCCTTGCCGAGGCGTGGCCCGGTGTGCCCGAGGACCAGGACGAGGTGACGGCCATGCTGCTGGACATCGCCCGGGAGCAGGTCATCTCGTTCGCCCCTGACGACGCCTTCGAGCGCACGGTCGTCTACCCGTTCCTGCGCGCCGACCACAACAAGCCCGCGAGCCGCCTGGTCTACGCCCAGCTCCAGCAGGCCATCAACCTCTGGAACGCGGGCAACGTCTCCAGCGCGGGCGAGATCGGCCCAGAGGGCTACAGCTTCACGCCCCGCCCGCTGGACAAGACCATCCGCGGCATCATCCGCCCGACGACGGGGGTCGCTCATGTCTTCTAAGAACGTCCTCCGCGAGGTGCGTCAGCACCTGAAGGACACCATCAAGCCGAAGCTGCCGACCCGGTGGCGCGTCTTCCCGACGCTCACGGCGCCCGCCAAGCTCACCGTCCCCGCCGTCTACGTCGAGTTCACCGAGGTCTCCAACGAGGTGGCAGGCAAGCCGCTGGCCGCGGGGCGCGTCGCCGCATCGTTCGAGCTGGCCGTCATCATCCCCGAAACGGCCGGCGCCCGAGCGGAGGACAACGCCGACGCCGCGGTCCTCAGCCTCATCCAGGCGCTCGACAACAGCGACCAGCTCTTCTGGGGACCGTCGGCCACCAAGCTCCGCCTGGAATCGGGCCAGCTCGGATGGCGCATCCCGGTCACCGTCCTGACCTCCACCGTCCCCGACACCACCACCTGACCCAAGGAGAACATCATGGCCGTCATCGTCAACAAGAGTTTTTTGCACCAGGCCACCCTGGACATCGGAGCCGACACCTACACGTCGGCCTTCCGTGACCCGGCCATCGTGCCGACCACGACCGAGGTGTCCATCGTGGACGCTTCCGGCAACAGCATCCCCTTCACCGGCACGACCACCTACGTGTTCACCGCGTCGATGTACCAGGACTGGACGTCGACCGGTCTCGCGAAGGCGTGGGCGGCGGCCGAGGGCACGCAGCAGACGATCAAGTACAAGCTCCCCGGCGTGCAGGGTGTCTTCACGATCATCGTGATCATCAAGCCGGTCCAGGTCGGTGGCGCTACCAACGCCGTCGCCGAGTCGCCCATCAGCCTGCCCGTCGTGGGCAAGCCCGTCTGGGCCGCGAGCTAAGACCGTGTCGGGGTCCATCTCGCTGCTGGTGGACTCCCCGCTCCGCGACCTTGCGTCGGCCATGCGGGAAGTCCCCGCAGACGTACGCAAGAACATCGCCACGCAGACGAAGAAGAACGCCCAGCCCATCTGGGATCAGGAGCTTCGCGAGCGCGCGGTCTCCCGCATCCAGCAGCGGGCGCTGGTCAACAGTGGCCGCGTCGGAGTGACGGCACGCAACGTGTTCCTACGCTCCGGCGCGGTCGGCAAGCTCAGCTCCGGAACCCCCGTCTCCGCGGTCGCACGTGCCGCCGAGTGGGGCCTGGGCGCGGGCAAGGAGATCGAGACCCACTCCCGCAAGGGCAAGGCCTACACGCGCCGCGTGGGTCCGGTCTTCCCCGCCAACAAGCGCGGCGGCCACGTGGTCCACCCAGCCGCTGGAGACGCCATCCCACGCTTCGCGTCGCTGTGGATTCAGACGGCACGACGCGCCCTGTACGAGGCAGAGGAGAAGGCCTGATGGGTCGGGTACATGAGATCGCCGTCGCCTCCGAGACGGGGGCATTCGAGAAGGGCATCAAGTCCGGCGTCATCGAGCCGTTGAACGACGCCGAGAAGGCCCTGAAGAAGCTCGGGGACACCAACGTTGGTCGAGACATCGACCGGGATCTCGACGCCGCCCAGCGCGCCACGAAGAACCTGAAGGCGGAGACGAAGGACGCCGCCGACGCCATCGAAGACGCCTTCCGACGCAGCTACAAGAAGGCCAAGGGCGACGCCGACGACGCCACCGACAAGATGAAGCACGGCTTCCGCGAGGTCGGTGAAGAGGCCGGGTCCTCCGGTCGCGAGGCCGCCGCATCCTTCTCGGGCGGCTTCGATGATGTCGCCGACTTCATCCAGGAGACCGCCGCCAACGCCTTCGGAGGCTTCGGTCCCATCGGCGCCGCTGCCGGTCTCGCTGCCGCCATCGGCCTGGGTATCGCCACGGCCAAGATCGAGGAGCTGACGGAGAAGGTCGAGAGCCTTCAGCAGGTCGCCAGCGAAGTGCACATGTCGGCGCTGGAGAACGACCAGACGGTGGAGCAGTTCGCTACCTCCGTCGATGGCGCGACCGCAGCTCTCCAGCGCATGAACGAAGAGGGCCAGAAGAAGTTCCGCTTCTTCTGGGAGGAGGACTCCACCGGCCTCCAGGAGTTCAACGACGACCTGAAGCGCGCCGGGGAGACCCAGGCGGACGCCCTCGACATCTTCCAGCTCTCCACCGACCAGATGGAGGACTACCGCGACGCGGTCCGCGACAACGCCGACCAGCTCCGCGACCAGGCCGACGCCATCCGCGAGGCCGAGCGCGGCATGGGCACCCTCTCGGATGCCGACCTGGAGCGCATCAGCTCGCTGGACAAGCAGGCCGAGGCCGGGGACCGAATCGTCGAGTCCCTGGAGCGCGAGATCGAGACCCGCTCCGAAGCGTCCGAGCGCAGCAACGCCTGGGCCGATTCGGGCGCGCAGGCCGCGCAGAAGATGGCCGAGGCTGAGAAAACCGCCGCCGACGAGCGCGCCTCCGCCGAGGAAGCCGCACGCGACCGCATCACCGCATCGGTCGAGGCCGTGAAGAACAGCCAGCTCGGGGCGTACGACTCCATGCGCGACGCGGCCTACAACAAGGCCACCGCCGACAATCAGGCGTTCGACACGGACCGCTGGCTCCAGTACGTCGAGGAGACCCGCGGAGCCGCCGACGCCTACCGCGCCAACATCGCCACCATGCAGCTCAGCCCTGCCGAGTGGGAGAACCTGCTGGCCCTGCCCGAGGGCGCACGCGCCTCTATCGCGGCCTCTTACGCCGGAGCCGGTGAAGAGGGCAAGGCCCGCATCCGCGCCGCCCTGGGCGACGGTGGAGCCGGTGAGGCCGGATCTGAGGCCACCGTCAGCTTCGAGGACGCCTTCGACCCCAAGGCCGACGTGAAGGTCACCGCCGACACCTCGAAGAGCGAGGCCGACATCGACCGCCTGACCAAGCCCCGGGAGCTGCCGGTGAAGGTCGTGCTGGACACCTCCGCCCTCGACCGCTGGCGTCCGCCCGTCCGTGACGCCGAGGTGCGCGCTGTCGTCGACAAGAGCGCCTGGAACAACTGGACGCCCCCGGCCAAGACTGGCCGCGTCAACGTGGGAGGCATGTGATGCCGCACACCATCTCCGCCGCGAACGGCGCCGGTTCCGTCAGCCCGTCCATCGTCGAGGGGTACAAGGCCCGCCGCGAGTCGCGCAACAAGATCCACGACCTGCTGGACGGATCGATCGGCGTCTCCTACATCGCGCCCCGCCCGCGCTCGGGGACCCTCCGCTTGCTGTTCACCACCGCCGCCACCGCCAACGCCGCGCTCACCCTGCACGCCCAGGAGACCAGCTTCACCTTGACCTCCACCGACGTGCCCTCCATGGGCATGCGATACGTCCTGGACGGCTCCCTCGACATCGATCTGAACGCCGAGCTGGGCCACTGGTGGGTCGAGGTCGGATTCCAGGAGCTGACCTCATGAGCTTCGAACGCCACCCCGAGGCGACCGCCGCCATCGTCTCGCTCGACTTCGCCCCGCTGCCCACCACGGTCTACGCATCGGCAGAGGCCGAGCTGGCGCAGTGGTCGGTCACCAACCTCGCCAAGACCATCAACACGATCGATACGCGCTTCGGTGCCCAGTTCTACAACAGCGCAGCAGGCCAGGCCGCTGGAGGCTACGCACGACGCACCATCACCGGTCTCGTCGCTGGGCGCACCTACACGTTCTCCATGACCTACAACGCCCAGGCGGGGGTCACCAACGCGCGCGGGATCTGGCGTCTGGGCGTCGTCGGCATCGGCGACGGCAACCCCATCGACCTGAAGGGCACCACCACCGACCGCGAGACCTCCTACACGTTCAAGGCCACCTCCACGTCGCACACGCTTCAGCTCACCCTGGTGGCCCACTCGGCTGGCGAGACCACCTCGCTCTTCCGCAACGCGGGTGTGGCTCTGCGCGGCGAGACCCTACCCATCTCGGAAGGGGACCTGACGCTCGACAAGAGCCGCGTCCCGTTCGGCCAGGCGGACATCACCGTCCCGCTCATGAGCGTGGGTCTCCTGGAGAAGCTGAACCCGTTCGAGAACCCCCGAGTCCAGCTCACCGCTGCCGCCGAGAACGACCCCCGAGTCTTCGATCTCGTCATGACCCGCCGCACCGTGGACCACAGCGCCCGCGTGGTGAAGATGGATCTGGCCACGGACGAAGCGCTCCTCCTGGCGTACTCCAAGCTCACCGACGACCAGGGCGCATTCAGCCGCCAGGACAGCCTCCGCAGCATCATCAACTACGTCCTGGCGCAGGCCATCCCCGGCGCCGCCCTCCAGACGGCTGGAGCCGCAGATCGCCCGTTCCGCGTCCTCACCGACGCGACGAACATGCTGATTGACCCTCGCTACGCTCGCACGCCCAACAACGGCTACGGCGCGGCCAACGTCACCACCCTGGTGGACAACACCTGGGTCAGCAGCGAGAACCTCTGGGGCGTCCACCTTTACAACCCCGTGACCACGGATGGATTCTTCGAGCTTCGCAACGCCGACATGGCCTACGGCATGCAGGCGGGCCGCTCCTACACCTTCAGCGCCACCGGCTCCGTCCGCAGCGCCGTGGGTGGCTCCGAGCGCGTCGAGCGTGCCCGCCGCCTTGTCGTGGTCGCGCTGGTTCCAGGCGGCTACATCGACCTCGCAACCTCCCCGCAGGTCTCGACCACCGTCAACGCCGACACCCGCGTCTCCGTGAGCTTCACCGTGCCCACCAACGCCACCCAGGTCTGGGTCCGTGCGTACCATGGGCACACCCAGGGGACCATCACCTGGAGAGCCTTCCGACTGACCGAGACCGACCGATACGCAGGCACCCACAACAGCGAATACTTCGACGGCGTGCGCCCGAACACGACCGACTACGCCTACTCCTGGACCGGCGCCGCGGACAACTCCCCGTCCCGTCGTGTCGCCCTCTTCAGCCGCGCCCCCGAGGTCCTGAGCTGGCGTGCAGGACGTTCTGCGTGGGACTTCCTCGCGGGCATCATCGACGTGGCTGGTCTCCGCCTCTGGTGCGATGAGCGCCGCCGCTGGTGGCTGGTGGACCCGAAGGACTACAAGGTCCCCGGCCGCGTCTCCGTGCGCGTGGACAACGCCACGGACGGCGACGACACCATGGACGCCGGGGGCGGTGACGCACCCACCGGAGTGGTCGCCCGCTTCACCTGGCGCGACAACGACGGCAACTCCAAGACCAAGGACGACTACGCCGGGACCCCCGGCCGGGTCATGGTCATGGAGTTCGACGACCGCCCCTATCCCGGACCCGGCACCGCCGCGCTCGTGCTGGTCGGCATGACCAACAGAGGCCGCACCCAGGAGGTCACCGTGGCCTCCGTGATGGATGCCACCCCGGGGCAGGAGATCTCGATCTCGCTCCCCGGCACGAACGACCAGCTCGGACAGCTCCAGTCGGTCCGGTGGGACCTCACGGAAGGCCTCATGGACCTGCGCTCCGCTGGCCTGACCGAAGTCACCCCTGGCTCCTGGCTCCAGGGCTACAGCGAGCGCACCTGGCCGAACGCACCCGACACCGACACGTGGGCATCGCTCACCTGACCCAAGGAGAACATCATGGCTATCGGAGACGACGCCGCCGCAGAGGGCCTGCCCATCGTTCCCCAGACAGGCGAGGACGGAAAGGTCAAGTACGGCGGTCGCGAGATCAACAACACCCGCGACATCATCGCGCGACGCACCAAGCGCAGCGCCCCCAACATCGCCATCCATGTAGGCGCACAGGCACCGGCTAACCCCGTCGTCGGTCACCTGTGGTTCGAGCCGATCTGAGGACGCCATGCCATCCGCATTTGGAGATCTCAACGGCAACGGTCCCCAGCAGGTCTGGATCGACGTTGCCCGCATCGGCCAGGACTGGGGCGCGAACCGCACCGACTACCGCGGCGAGGTCCGCTACTACGGCAACGGCTGGGGGTCGTGGGGCGGCGACTGGGGCTGGGAGGCCAACTTCGGCGGCTTCGGCGTCGGGGGTCGCTTCTCGATCCCGTCCTCCCAGCGCAACCAGCAGTTCCACACCCTCTGGTCGGGCACCTTCTCGCGCTACCACGACGGCGAGGGGTGGTTGGGCGGTTTCTACTGCTCCGCCTGGATCGACACCGACCACTCCAGCGTGGGCGACGGCGGGGCGAACACCACGGAAGAGGCACCGCCGCGCATCCCGCAGCTCCCCGCCGCGCCCAACAGTCTGAGCGTGAATGCCGTCCTGCCGACGAGCTTCGGAGTGAACTACGCGCGCGGTGACAACCGAGGCGCAGGCATCGAGCAGGACCGTGCGCACTGGTACGAAGGTGGCCCCGCAGGCTCCGGAACCTTCGTCTGGGAAGACCTCAACCCCGCGGGCTACACCAACCCCGCAGGAGGCGCTGGACCATCGCTGAAGCCCGGGACCCGCCACTATGTCTACGTCAGCTCCCGCAACGCCCGAGGTTGGGGTCCATGGGCTGGCCCCATCGACGCCGAGACCCTGGCCGGTGGCCGCGCCTGGGACGGCTCCGTCATGCGCAACTGCCGTGTCCGGTACTGGGACGGCTCCCAGTGGCGCCTGTGCCGCGTACGCGCCTGGGACGGCTCCGCCTGGCGCAACGTCCGCTAGATCACCCGAACGCTCGACAGGAGCACACCATGAACAAGACCGCCGCCTTCATCGTCTTCGGCGTGCTCACCCTCGCCAGCATCGCCGGAACCCTGATCCTCCAGATCCACCGACCCGACGCCACCGCCAGCTTCACGACCTTCGTCTTTCAGATGCTGGGTCTCGTCGTCGTCGCGGGCGGCCTCG